AGGTGTAGGATCTGGTAGGTTTAGATGTCTCCAAGTAACAATTAAGAAATATCTAAAGTCTTGTAGTTTTTTTGGTAGAGGTTGCAATTATAAATCAGCTAAAGGTACAGCATCTAGGTCTGGTAAGTTTTCCATAAGTTCTTGCATTGGGTTCTTTTCTACTGGTAAACATTCAACACCATTATCTTTTAAAAACTGTCTAGCTACGTTTAGATCACCTGCCTTTGCTTCTCCACTTTGTATCTTGCCTAGTAATTCTTTTGCTAAACATTCATGTAAAGTCTCTAATAATTTTAAACTTCTATCCATGATTAGTCTTGTTTTTAAATAATATAATCACTTCTTACCTGTGTTGCCAGTAAGAAGATACTTTATTTTACCAAAGAAACTTAGTTTTCTAACTTTTTTATATAGTTTCATACCTTTTTCATAACGCATTAATTTAGTTTCTATATCTGATATACGCGTTATTGCTGAAGATAAAAGCAAATCTTGTAGTCTTGTGTATTTAACAAGGTCTAAACAGTATGCTCTTACAGCTTCATCAGGCATTTGTTCTGTTTCACGTTGCTTAACTTCGATTTCAAACTCTATTTCTGGCGGTGGGTTGCCAATAAGTACTTTAAAAAATTCTTTGTGGTTCATATTAGTTTAGTTTTGGGAATAGTTGTTGCTCTAACATGTCAACAGCACGATCATCTAGTGTGTTAGTAGTTTGTTTGCAGATAGCTCTAAGCAGATCGACTACTAATCTCTTTACAGCAGTTGTAGTAAAGAATTTAAGTAGTATTGGTTTTAAGATTTTCAGCATAATAATCTTGTGTTACTTTTCAAACATAGCTAACTTGCTAGTATTAGACAAGAGTTTACACTTCTATGGAAGATCAAGAACCAAATAAAGTTGAAACCATAGTAAAAGTTTGTGTACTTCTGTGGTCGGCAACGTTATTGTCCCTCTCATACTACGAACCGCCATCTGGTAAAAAGATCGTAGATTTTGACCCAACATTTATTGCAAGCATTTTCTCAGCTAGTACTGCATCACTGGGGTTTTCAATAAAAAAGAAAAAAGATACTATAGTAGATAATAAGAACTCTAAAGTAGGCATCAAATGAAAAAGCTACTCTTACTAAGTTTATTTATAGCTGCACCTTGTTATGCAAACGGTGTACCAACTTGGAGTACAGGTTCTAGTAACCGTACAGAAAATACAACTCAGACTATCACTCGCAGTATTGTGACTGAGAAATATGGGTCTGAGATAAACACTTGGGAAGGATCTAATATATCTGTAGCTGCATCTGCTGGTATTGCTGGCGGTGATGCAGTATTTACTGTTGACGATTCATCATTACCTTGGTCGCTGAATATTACAACAAGATCAGCAGGTCTTATTGAGCAAATAACTCAGAATGACACGATTAACACAACAAGCGTTATTACTAGCTTGTCTGTCTTTAGTCAGTAGTCCTATCAGGGCATCAGAAACTGACGTTATAGCTCAACCTAATGCTGTTGGTAATTCCAGTATTATTAACCAAAATATGAATGTTAATAATGGAATGACAGGTAAATTGCAGTTTGGAAACTTAGTTTGCAGTCAACCTACTATGGCATTTACACCTTTTTATACAGGTAATGATGCAAGAAACCCTAATCCAGAAGGTGCTACATATAGCGTCAACCAAGGATGGGGCTTCCAAATTTCTTGGATGGTTCCTCTCGGAACTAATAATGATACTTGCTCTGAATTAGCAAAAGTAAAGCTAGACCTAGCCAAAGAAGAATTAGACAAGCAAGTCCATGATAAGCAGCTAGTTCGTATTTTGAAGTGCGGACAGCTTCACGCATCAGGCTACATGATAAACCCTGCTTCTAAGTTCGCATATATCTGTAATGATGTAATTAATATACGAAGTTATGTAAAAGCCAATGCAGAAAAATTTAAGTAGCTAGTTTAGACACCACATAAGTTACCCAGTACAGGTATGTGAACTCTAGCTACCTTTATTATTATCCATCTTTTCCTTCACACTTGCGACTTCTTTTTTAAGAATCTTAGTAAATATTTTCTTAAACGTTTTCTTGATAAAAGCTAGTACAGATTGCATAGCAATCCCCCCTACTACGCTTGCTACTGAAGCAGTACCTGCAGCGATCACAGAGGATGCAATGACTTCAGGGGCAGGTATAGGCATTTCACCATAAAAAGGTATAGTAAAGGTAGCTATAGCTTCTTCACTTGATAAGGTTTCTTTGGTTTCTGGCAGGTTTTTCGGTATTGATTCTGGTGTTACTTGCAACCCTTCCTCCGTTGCAGATTCTTTTTCTTCTACGACAGAAGCTTCCTGACCTGCCAAACCCGACTCTACCTGTTCCAGACTTGGAAGAAGAACTGGATCTAGATATGGAATCTCTGCCACAGGTGGATAGAATATTGTATTAGGTGGTACGAGAATATAATCTGTATCAGGCAGATTAATTTCTGGTATATCCACTAATCAGCATCTTCAATAGTATTAGTTTTAGCCCATTCAAGGTATTCTTGATAGTCCATGTTTTCTTCAACCATAGGAATACAAGTCTTTGTACCATCATCTAAAATCCTTTGAATTGTATTTGTTGGCCCGAAATCTGGGTCATCAGCATATTTTTTATAACGTGTTGCCATAATTAAAGCTCCGCTGAAAAAATGATTTTACCATTATCTTCTCTACCTAATAGAATTCCAGCATCACCAGCCGTCATGCTACTTGAGGTAGTTCCCCAAGCAAAAGTGTTTGGGAAAGGACTTGTGGGTGTTGAACCTAAATAGGTAACAATATCATCTAACTGAAAATATGCAGAATTGTTTGATGCGTAAAAATTAGCATCTGTTGCTGTACCAGTATATGAGGGGTATGTTCTCATTGCTTTAGGTAAATAAAACAATCCACGGACTATTGTGGCACTGTAAGCGTAAGCATAATTTCGATCAACAGCATCTACGTTTGCTACGTTAATTACATAAGCATATCTCAAACACGCATCATAATCTTGATCTAAAAGTTTATGCTCAAAATCTGTTGCTAGACCTGATCCTATATTATCTACTTCTAATTGTATTCCTGTGATTAACCATTCATTTGAGGTGTTATCTGCAATATTTACATTTAATCCATTTGCTCTATTTGCATCTACTGTTGTTGCCCAAGATGTTTGTTGAGTTCCGCTTGTATAAGTAGTACCAGCAGCTAGCCAAAAATGGATATGTAAACCAGCAGCAACACCATTTGCTATTGAACCACTCGTATCGGCAGGGAAAGATATAGTGTATCTGTTCCAGTTTGTATTAGAGACTGTATAGGATTTCGTGACTTGTCTTGAATTTGGATTGTCTAATATTTCAACAACATAAGTTCCAGTTTTATTTGTTTTTAAGTAAAAAGAAAGAGTGAATTTTTTTGCAGATGATGTACCCTTTGCAAAATCTTGTAGATTTTGACCTTCAATAATTTGACGAAATATAACATAACTACCTGCACCTAATGAAGAATTAGCAGTTGTGCAGTCTAATTTAAAACTGCTAGCAAATCCATCAGGTGTATCTGTTGAAATTGTATTTGTCCAAGTACCACCAGTATTTATTGCTAATTGCATCCTATCGGCTGTATAGTATCCAGCTGTTGTAATACCTGTTACTGAGGTGTTTCTTTGATGGACAGCCATTGCTCCATTAATTATCTTGTTTCTATTACTAAGATTATTAGTAATATTAGCAGTGCAAGTTCCAGAGCTATTACCAATACTGATAGCAGCCGTGCTAGCTCCCACGCCTTTTATTGAATTAACTTTGATCTCAGACATTTAATCAGCCTCCTCTGGTTTGTTTCCTTTTGATACCCATTCTAAATAGGCTTGATAATCTCTATTTTCTTCATCTTTTGGAATCCAGTACGTTGTAGTTTTACCATCAACAGTTTCCTTTTTTAAAACATGATTACTAGGCTCGTTATGTATTGGATCGTTACCAAGTAATTTATAAGAAATTGTCATAATTAAAGCTCCGCATCACATTTTACATCACCCCTCGGTACATATACTGAAGTGTCACTAGTAATATAATAATGAATTGCATGAGTATTTTCATAAATAGAATTTAATGTACCACCACCACCATGAGTTGGGTTTGTAACTGTTGGTACAGCTCTCATAAAGACAGGCAGGTAAATTTTTACCATTGAATTACCTGTACTATATACACCTCCATAATATGCATTACCAGAAGAGGTATCAGCACCACCAAAATAATATCTTTGACACAGTAATAATTCTTGAGCTGGAGTGTTAAATTGAAATGCCGTGGCTGTAGGTCCTACTTCTAACTGCACTCCCGTTAGTTCAAATGTTGCATTATTAGTTGTGTACCATGTTGATGTATGATCTTTAGTTTGATTATTACCATTAAATGTTGCCCATGTATTATCAGCTATTGAATTATCAGTATAATCTGTTCCAAAAAACATAGCCCATTGTAATTCAAGACCGAGATTAGCATCATTGTCAAAATCTAAATTAGAATTACCAGCTATTGAATGTGTTACTTTTGTCCATGAGGTAGTTCCTGAAAATGGTATTGGATAATAATATGCTGTACCATCATAAGTCCTTACTGTAAAGTAAAAAGTTTGTGCAACACTCGATTTTACCCAAAATGAAATTGTTATATAACTAGAAGGTGATTTGTAATTCCAACCAGAATTTCTTATATCTTGTGCCTCAATTCTGTGTCTAATTCTTATGTAGTCAGCAGCCCCTGCACCCGAAGTTTGGTTTCCATTTGTAATTTTGTAAGCTTTTGTTAAACCAAGAGTATATGGTGTATCACTACTTGAAACATCTACTTGTGCTTGAGTAGGTGCTTCATCTGTTCCCAAAAAACTACATTCATACCTGTCAACAGTTCCATAATCATTGACTGTAGATGATGTTCCGCGTTGGGCTATAGTCATTGCTCCGTTAATCGTGAGCCGTGTATAACCTAACTGACCACCATTTATATTAGAAGTATTTAAATTACCTTCAACAGTTAAATTTCCAGAAGCATCTGTTTTTGCTATTACACCATCAGCATCACTAGGTAGCGTAAGAGTGCGATCAGCAGCAGGGTTGGAACTTGGTGCAGCTATTATTACACCATTACCTGAAGCGTGTTTTAGTTTGATTTGACCACTCATGTTAGGTATCTCCTATTTTTGCAAAAATGAATCCTGTAGAAATGTATGGGGTAGATCCCACAACAGAACTACCTGAGGCCAATGATAGTGCCTTAAATTGAACTTTAACTTGACTTGTATCTGTAACATCTATAAATGCAAGAGAAGTGCCACATCCTGTTCTATTTCCTGATCCAGCACCATCTGTTGCTCGTGCATGGGCAACATAAGTACTGTTGTCTGTTGTAACCATAGTATCTAAAACAGCACTATCAGGGCCAGAAATAACAAATGTTACAATTGCAAGAACAAGATACTTTCCTGTACTTGGAAATGTAAAAGTACCACTTGATTGAGACATTCCAGTTCCAATTTGGCTTGCTGCACCTGTTTTATTATTTCTTATGATATTAGAAGTAATAGTTTGATCTGTAGTAACACTGGTTGTTAAATAATAATAATCAAATTCTGATATTCCTTTTACTGAACCTGCAGCCTTTGCTGCTGTAACTGCATTTGCAGCCAACATATCTGTATCTACTATTCCGTCAGGCAAGCCACCTACAGCTATTCCTGTAATAGTATTAGAAGAACCATTTATTTCTACTGCCATTAGACAAAAGTAAGAACAGAAGGACTATTTACAGTAAGTGTAGCATTAATTGTTAGGGGACCTGCAACCATAGCGTTATGATTTGCAGTTATTGTGTAATTATTATCCATAGTATTTTCACTCTCAAAAAATATAGATTCACCGCCACCACCCTGTGCGCCAGCTGTAATACCAGTAAGGTTTGATCCATCTATTGCAGGTAAAGTACCTGTTAAATTAGCTGCTGGTAAGTTTGTTAAACTTGCTCCACTTATTGCTGGCAAAGCACCTGTAAGTTTTGATGCTGTAAGAGCTGATATACGAGCATCGGCTACAGTTCCCGTTAAATTACCTGCTGGTATATTTGTTAGGTTTGCTGCTGAAGTGGATGGTAAAGTAGCTGGAAATCTAGCATCTGGAACTGTACCAGAAGTTAAATTAGATGCACTCAAAGCTGTTAGATCAACAGCAGCCCAACTAAGATTTCCATTAGTATCTGTTTTTAAAAACTGACCATCAACAACATCATTAGGTAAAGTTAACTGATAACTTGCAGCAGCACTATGAGGTGGTCCTTTTATAACTATTCCATGTGAATTTTGCTCGCAATTAAGTTGAAATTGTCCAGCACCTTTAGTTGAGTTACCTTTAAATACAACTTTACCAGTACCATTAGGGTCTAAATCAATATCACCATTAGAGGTAGTAACAAGATCTTTTCCATTAATATCTAAATTACCACCTAATTGTGGAGTAGTATCTTCAATAATATTATTAAGACCACCAGAAGAAGGTGCTGGTCCCCATTTAACACCAGCAGCCTCATTACTATCTGCGATTAAAACATAATTATTTTGACCAACAGAAAGTGCTGTAGGATCACCTGCACCATCTCCAACTAATATTTCACCTTTAACATCAAGATCAGTATTCATTATCGCACCAGCAGCATCTACGTTTGCTGTATCCGTAACGTCAGCATTAGCTTCTATAGCATTTAGTTTGCTATGGTCGGCATCTGTAAAAGTATTACTATTAGAAGCAGCTTCTACTGCATCTCTTATCTCATCATTAGTTTGGTCAGCAGTAGCATTAGCTTCAATATTATTTAGTTTTGTTTGAAAAGAATCTGTAAATACATTTGAATCTGTTGCTGATCCTACAAGTGTTCTTATTTCAGCAGCAGTTTGATCAGCAGTAGCACCAGTTTCAATACCATTTAATTTAGTATGATCTGCATCAGTAAATACGTTGCTATCACTAGCACTTTCTACTAATGTTCTAATCTCTGCTGCTGTTTGATCAGCAGTAGCACCACTTTCAATACCATCTAATTTTGCACCATCAACAGATACATCTCTACCATCAACAGTTCCAGAAGTAGCAATATTTTGACTACCGAAATCAGGAGAGATTTTTGTACCAGCTATTGCTGCACTAGCGTTTACATCAGCATTAACAATAGTTCCATCATTGATCATTGCTGATGTAACTGTTCCTGTATCTCCTGTTGTAACAACTGTTCCTGTAGTATCAGGTAAAGTAATTGTTCTGTCAGCAGTAGGATCTGTTATAGCTAAAGTCGTTTCATTATTATCATCAGTGCTGCCTTCAAATACAAGATTACCAGTTATAGATTGAGTTCCATTTCTTTTTACATAGTCATCTGCTAGTTCTTGTAAACCAAATAATAATTGATCTGTACTACTATCTAAATCTGTTTCAGTTAAAACGCTACCATCTTGAAAGTCTACTTTTTTTGAACCAATATTTGTATCTCTTTGAAATTTAATAGACGCTGAATTTGGTGGATTATTGCCAGAAGTAAATTGAATGGTAGTAGCAGAAGCAAAAGTATAATGTGTAGTTTTAGTTTTTAAAACTCCATTAACTGTTACGTCTACTTCATCTTCATCTATGTAAGTAAATGATATTGAATAAGGACCAGCAGTAGAACCAGAACTAGGTGCATTATGTTCCGTAAAAGATGGTGCGGTGTTGGTAGCCATAATTAAAAGAATCCTAAATTAAGGTCATTCATTTGTTGTTTTAATTTCTCATAATAATCTTTTTTTAGATTATCTTTTGCTTTGATTCTATCAGAAAATCCTTTCTCGCCCATATACTTATTAGTATATTCAATAATCCCTTTTGTAATAAAACTATTATTAATACTATTCATTTCTGTAAATATAAAATCTGCCGAAGTTTGTCCTTCTCTTGATTTTAAACCGTATTGTTCAATCATACCTTCGTGATATTTAAAAAATTTACTATCTATAAAATCATTAATAGCATCATTTAAGGTTAAATTTTTACCAGCTTTTTTAAGAGTTGTCGTATTAATAATTCGTTTTAAATTGGAATACTCAAACTTGTCTAATTTTTTTGGTACAAAATTTTTACTACCAACACCTTTAAATTTTGATCCTCTTATAACTTCTGGCGGTTCTGGTAATAATCTTCCTATTAACTTTGTAGCCATGTAATATTTATGATTTTTACTTGAACTATGTCTGCCATTTGATATTAAATCAAGACCATCTTTTTGAGGATAG